CCGACAAAAGAATCTCTATCGATTGAAATCAACACGAACAAAGGCATCACCGAAGATGAGTATAAGAAACTCACAGGCATTATTGCTGAACTCAATCCAGAACCAATCAACTTAGATTGGTTGGTTGAAACTACAGAAACATGGTGTAAAGACCGTGCGATTCACAATGCAATCTTAGGTGGCATTCAGATTATTGATGGCAAAGATAAAGAACATACACCAGAATATTTGCCAGAGATGTTATCAGAGGCATTATCTGTATCGTTTGACCAGAAAGTTGGTCATGACTATTTGCTAGAATCAAAAGAACGATTTGATTATTACAATCGAAAAGAGGAAAGACTTGAACTTGATTTAGATTTCTTCAACAAGATTACACGAGGTGGTATTCCAACAAAGACTTTGAACATCTGTCTTGCAGGTACTGGTGTTGGTAAAACCATGTTTATGACTCATATTGCTTCATCTGTTTTACTGCAAGGTAAAAATGTATTGTACATCACAATGGAGATGGCAGAAGAACGAATCGCTGAACGAGTTGATGCCAATCTGTTGAATGTTGGTATGAGTGATTTAGAAGAACTACCATACAAGATGTATGAAACAAAGATTAACAAGTTACAAAAGAAAACAACTGGTCAACTCATTGTCAAAGAATATCCAACTGCTTCGGCTTCAGTTGCACACTTCAAAAATCTATTGAGTGAACTTGCAATGAAGAAGTCTTTCAAACCAGATATAGTTTTTGTTGACTATTTAAACATCTGTGCTTCGTCAAGATTCAAAGCAGGCGCAAATGTGAACTCATATACTTACATCAAGGCAATCGCAGAAGAACTCAGAGGCCTTGCTGTAGAACAAGACATTCCAATATTCTCTGCAACACAAACTACAAGAGGTGGTTTTGTAAGTAGTGATGTTGGTCTTGAAGATACTTCAGAATCATTTGGTTTGCCTGCAACGGCAGACTTTATGTTTGCGTTAATCTCATCTGAAGAACTAGAAGAAAAGAATCAGATAATGGTTAAACAGTTGAAGAATCGATACAACGACCCAACGATAAATCGAAAGTTTATCATTGGTGTTGACAGGTCTAAGATGCGTTTGTATGATGTAGAACAACATGCTCAGACCGACTTAGTTGATAGTGGTCAAGTCGACACATCAATGACGAGTAAATTCACGCAGAAGATTGGTGAGTTTACAGATTTTAAAATATAACACAGGAGAAAATATGGCAATCACAATTGACAATGTAGAGTATGATGAAACAACTTTAGATGATGCAGTAAAAAACTCAATCGTTCAGGTACAATCATCAACTAACACAATTTCAAAACTGAAGGCAGAGATTTTGAATCATCAAATTCTAATTGCACATCACAGTAAGAATATTAAAGATAATCTACCTAGTGATGAAGCACCAACTGAAGCTGCTGATGTAGGCTCGCCAGACGAAATTGGTGATACTTAATGTTTGGCGCAAAAACTTCACCAACAGGAAAGAGATTAGACGGCATTGATATGCAGTCATTCTTTGCAACAAGTCCTGAAACAGGAACACAATACGAGTTTGATAATGGTGTTCTTGCTGGTGGTGATTGGTCGGGTACTTTTGATATGCGAGATGGCACTTTTACACCAGAGCAAATTCAAAAGTACTACGACATTGCTATGAGTATGGATTGGGAGAACGAATGGTATTCTACTCCCGATATGAAAGCAGATAAAAATCGTGCTGGATATAAACACATCTCTCTTGGTGGTAGCGATACAGAACGAACTGATTATGAGATAGAACAAGATTGGGTTCAAGAGATTTGGGATGAGGTTAATCCTGGTCTGAAACTAATCAGACATTATCTAAATGGACATGGACCACATCAATCAGGTGGTATTCATATTGATGGTTGGACTGGTAATCAGTATACTGTAATCGTATATCTAACTCCTGACATGACGCCAGAAGATGGAGGTGCCTTAGAAATATGGACGCCAAACATTACTGACGAAATGAAAGCAATGGCACTCAACACACCTTTTGGGTTTGGTCGACCAAAAGAGAATGATGTTGAAATTAGTAAATCTTATTGGCCTAAACCAGGTCGTTATGTAGTCCTTGATGCAAGACTACCTCATGTCGCAAGGGCAGTTGAGAATAAAAAGTTTCGTGTATCACTAGTATTCAAAGGCACCACTCTCGGTGTGGAATAACGCTTGACTTTCTCTCCAGACTACTGTATAAATAGCAGTATAACGGAGAGAAAATGGCATATACACTATTCCCAAAATCAACAGCAGAAATTATAAAGAACTGTTCAAATGCGCCTACTAAGGCAGCAGATATTGTTCAGCTTTATACTTTTCTAAAAGATAAATTCAAACAAATAGAAACACCTATTAATATAGATGTTAAGATTCTGAGCAAAGTAAATGTCAGTAGAGAACTGCAAGGAATGATAGAGATAAATGATATAGTTAAAGGTGCAAATTTATCCGAAATAAAAATAAAGTTTGGTGCAGGTTCTTCTGGCAACAGAGGTGTTAAGAATCGAGGCAATCTATATGAGAATACTTTTGCTAATGCAGTTAGAGGTCTTTGGGATGAGCAGAAAACTACAGCGGATGTTGGTTTAAATGATGCAGTAGCCGAATTGGCAAAGTTGCATGACTTTGAAAATTTAAAACATCTAATAGTAAAAGAAGAAGGTGCTCAGAATACTAAAAGGCCTTTGAAGTTTACACCAGGTCCATATATCACATCTCCTACAGGCTCTTTAGATATTGGAGCAGCCGTTACTGACCTAACACTACACGAAGCAGAAACCGAATTTAAAGCAAACAGAAGAAATGTTGTTGCATATCTTAGTTTGAAACTAGGGGGTACCACAACATTCTTTAATGTAGGTATCAAAACTATATTGACGAAGGCAGATATTCAAACCGGTTCAATTTCAAATAAAGATGGACTAAAACTTCTACAGATGTTTGGAATAGATGATACAACTTTTTGTGAAATATTTAACGGCACACTTGAGAAGGGAGTTATCACAGATACTTTTAGTAAAGTTAATAAAGGGTACTTAAAAACATTTCTACAATCAGGGATAGGATATGGCTTTACAGTTGTTCATAAAATTAATGCTCGTGAAACAAAAGTTTTTGAGATAGACCAGAACTATATGAAGTCAGCTGCAACGCCTCTAAGTTGTACTGTATATTATGGCGGTAAAACTGGTAAAGGTAAGCGAGTTGATGTTGTAGTAGAAACGCCAAAATATACTTTTAAAATTAACATGAGAGATACACAAGGAACAGATGGGTATCCTACTCGTATCATGGGCGATTTCACTTATAATTAGTTGAATTCAATTCAATTTAAGTTGAATATTTCGACACCTAATGTCAGCACAGACATTTTATATAGTGTATAATAGCTACATATTATAAATAATAGTGTAAATTAAATTAATGGAACAAGTGTAAATGCAAGACTTTAAAGACTACATTGTAGAGGATAAAAACACACATCTGGAACATCTGGAAGATGAGATTATCAATAATGGAAGTCAAGGTGCCACAACGGCAATTGAGTTTCTAAAATCCATCAAAGATATGTTGCAAGGGGCCGAAGGTGCCTCACAGATTTCAGTTAAATGGGATGGTGCACCTGCTATATTTTGTGGTACAAATCCAGAGAACGGCAAGTTCTTTGTCGCAACTAAGTCGTTATTCAACGCAACTCCAAAAATTAATTACACAAACGCAGATATTAAGAGAAACCATGGCGGTGCTTTGGCAGAGAAACTAACTGTCGCACTAAAATATTTTCCAAAGTTAGGTATCAAAGGCATACTACAAGGTGACTTATTGTTCACTAGTGGTGATAAGAGTCGTGCAAAAGTTGATGGTAAAGATTCAATCGTCTTTACACCAAACACGATAACATATGCCGTGCCTGTTGTTAAGACAGGTCTGTTAGGTAGTTCTCTATATAAGAGAGTTGACCAGGCAAAGATTGGTATTATATTTCACACATCATACTCTGGCAAAACAATCAAAGAGTTGAGTGCTAGTTTTGGTGCAAGTGTTACTGGTCTAAAGAAATCTAAAGATGTATTTTTTGATGATGCAATGTATAAACAAACGAACCCTGGTTTTACTAGGGCAGAAGCAATTGCGTTTGACAACATCATTAGAATGTCAGAAGGTTCTGCTTACAAGGCTGGTAAATTTATTGACAAGATTAAGAAAGACAAAAACACATTGTCATTGGGTGTTCAGTTGAAAACATTTTTCAACACTTACATTAGAGAAGGTACACCGATTAAGAATACAAAAGCATTAGCAAATAACTTTGAAGTATATTTCAGAGATAAGATACAAAAAGAAATTGACAGTAAGAAACAAGAGTCAACTAAACAAAAGTATGAAGAAATTCGTGAAGTCGGTATGAGAATAATTAGGGCAGATAGAGAAGGTCTTTATTTTGCCATTGCAACATACATAACACTTCAGTCTGCAAAGGCTGTATTGATGAAGAAACTAAATAATATACAGAGTATAGGTTCTTTTTTAAGAACGAACAACGGGTTCAAAGTTACTAATCCAGAAGGATATGTAGCAATTAAACAAGGCGGTGCTGTAAAACTTGTAGACAGACTAGAATTTAGTCGTGCGAATTTCAACATGGCCAAAAACTGGGTAAAAGGATAATGGCAGAAGAAGAAAAGAAAACAACTACATTCCATCCCGCCGATACAAACGGTGATGGTACAGTAAGTAAAGAAGAACATGATATGTACTTAGAGTTCAAAAGAAAAGAACTTGAAGATGCAGATGCAATGCGTGATGCACAAAGAACAATGACTTGGTTTGCATTGGCAGGGTTATTGTTATATCCATTTGCGGTCGTACTTGCTGTTCTGGCAGGTTTAGATTCGGCAAGTAAGATACTTGGTGATATGGCGGCTACATATTTTGTCGCAGTTGCTGGTATTGTCGCTGCCTTTTTTGGTTCACAAGCATATAGTAAGAAGAAGTAAATGAAATCATTTCACACATTCAGAGAATCGATAATTGATATCCCTAGAAGCACATATGCTCCTATGGTCTTTGATAAAGAGGATACTAGAAACCCTGTAATCAAACCATCTGTAATTAAGATGATTGAGGACCAGTTGGCAGAATTTGAGAAAGAGTATCCTGTGTTGAAATATACTTTGATTGGTTCTATACTTACACACAGATACAGAAATGATGCTGACTTAGACATCAATGTTTTGTTTGATGTGCCAGAGGATAAAAGAGAAGATGAGAGAGTAAGACTTTCTAAGAAGTATTTGTCTGCTTCAAATCCAGATAATATTCAAGGCAAAGAAATACCAGGCACAAAACATCCTGTCAACTATTACTTCATCACAGACAAAGAAACTTACGATTCTCAGAACGCTAAGGCAGATGCTGTGTTCGATATTAAGAATCAGAAGTTTGTCAAACGACCAGAAGATTTCAAGTTCGATATGAATCTGTATCTAAAAGACTTTGAAAAGAAAGTCCAAGAGATTGATGTTGTCAAAGGCGAACTGAAAAGAGATATAATTGACTATGATGAATTGTCTGAGTTGAAACCAGGTGAGATTAAAGACTTAGAAAAACGATTGACATCTAAGTTAAACGAGATTGAAAAAAGTATACAAGATTTAAGTAACATTGGTGATGTCGTTGATGCAGAGAGAAGAGCTGCATTTGATAAAGACATGACACCAGACGAAATTAAAACATTTAGTATTAAGAATAGATTACCGAAGAATGTAATCTACAAGATGTTAGAGAAATACCATTATCTTACATTCTTGAAAAAGTGTAAGAAAATTTTAGATGATGGTGAAGTTACTGATGCTGAGATAGATACATTGCGAAAGGAAGAAAAAGTCCAAGAGGCATTAGATAAGACTAGCAAGTTAGTTTTTGCATTTGGTAGGTTCAACCCTCCTACTATAGGGCACGATAAACTTATGAGAGAAGTGATTTCACAGGCTAGGAAGAACGGTGCTAATCACATTGTTTATGCTAGTGCCTCAACCGACAAACGAAAGAACCCACTAGACCAAAACACTAAAATCAAGTTTATGAAGAAGATGTTTCCTAAGAACAAGATTGCAGGTGCTGGTGGTAATCAAAGAACATTTATGGAAGTATTGAAGTTCTACGATAAGATGTATGGTGAAATTATTATGATTGCAGGTAGTGACCGTATCAATGAATTTCAAAAACTTGCAGACAAGTATAATGGTAAAGACTACAATTACAAATCTATAAAAGTTGTTTCATCTGGCGACAGGGACCCTGATGCAGAAGGCGTTACAGGAATGAGTGCAAGTAAAATGCGTGAGATGGCAAAACAAAATGATTTCAAAACATTTAAAACAGGCCTCACAAGAAATCTTTCTGATAGAGATGCGAAACAATTGTTTGATGCAGTTAAGAAAGGTATGGGTCTTAAAGAGAGATATGAGTCATTTACTGATTTCTTAAACAACGATTTACGAGAAGAATATTACCAAGAGAAAATATTCAATGTTGGTGATATGATTGAACATGTTGATGGTTCTACAGGCACAGTCGTTAGACGAGGAACAAACTATGTTTCATACGAGAATGATGGTCTAGTAAAGAAGGCATGGTTGTATGATATTCAACCACTTGACGAAGATTCTGCCATGTTGCGTTTCAGAGATTTACTGCCTAAGAAAATGAAACATGCATTGTATAGAATGTCGCATGCTGAGAAATACAAAAAGGCATTGCAGATGTATCGTGATTTGAAGAAAGATAAAGATGTTATCAAAAGAGGACTATCAGATAAAAAGATTAGAGAGATTGCTGCCCAGTCATACAGACTAAGTGCGAAAGAATTTGAGGCAGTTTTCAACAGAAAGACAAGATACGAAGATAATTTATTAGATTCCCTTGAAAAAGAGATGGGTTCTAGTGATGATGAGTACTTCGATTTGAATCAAGTTGCAGTCAAAGTCGCTACAGAAGTGTACGAAATAGGCCAAGACTATGCACAACATACTATGAAAATGACGCCACATCAACCGGTATTGAGTTTTAAACTGGCAAATAAGGTAATTGAACGCAAAGATATCGATAATTTTGCAAATGAAGATAAAATAATAGATAAATATAAGAAACGATACGGAGACCGCTGGGAAGACGAATTAGAGAAGGCAGTCATACGAATGAAAAAGGAACTATAATGGCAAACAATTATACAAAAACTATGAGTCAGGCCTTGCAAGAGGCAAGAGATTATAGAGATATTCAAGAAGGATTCTCTACTGCTCAAATCAAAATGGCATACGGCGTTCTAAACGACCCTCGTTACAAACAAGGTAACTATGATGGTGCTGTCAAGGCAATTGAAAAGATTGCAAAGGGATTATCAGACCATCCAGATGTTAAAAATGCACTTAAAAGAGCAAACGAAGAATTATTGGACTTACCAGCGACTGGCGATACCACTACCAGTAACGCTAGTCAAGAGGTTGAACAAGTAGAAGATTTGAAAGAATATACCGGCATGAGTATAAGCAGGTCTGTAAACAGTAATCAAGTTGCAACTACTTTAAAGAATCTTGAAAAAGGCACGAAACTTCATGTTATGGGCAAACCTCAAAACGGCATGAGAACTATGGGTGATGTCATATCAATAAGTGGCGATACTGTAAAAATTAAACCTACAGCATCTAATGGTCCAACAAGTGTTAAAGTAAAAGATATTACTTTCATGGATGTTTTTAAAGAAGAATTAGAAGAGGCAAGATTTTCAAAAGCTCAAATTGACCAATTGAAAAAACAATTTGAACCTTTGAGAGGCAAGGGCGAAAAGAATGCTGTGCAAATGGACAAACTTGCAAAGATGATGGGTAAGTATAAACCTGACCACTTGTTACAACTTTCTACTTTAGACATACCTATGGTATCAAAAGTTGCAAAGGCGTTGTTGGCGAAAAAAGACTCTAGGTTTTCAGAAGAAACTGAACTTGATGAGGCAACAAGACTAAGACCAACAAAAGGTCTTTACAGTCTGGCACAAATGAAACAACAAGTCGCAAGAACAGAAAAGGCATTTAATGAGTTTGAACAACATTGTGATTTCATATTTCAAATGGACAGAGATGTCGGCCCAGCATTTAGTGATAATTCTGGAAAATATTTTGAAGTACATAGAGCTCTTGATGATGCAAACAAACAAATCAAAAAGGCATTGGCTGATGCTAAAAAGATAAAATAGGACTAATTATGGACTTTAAAAAATTAAGAGAGGCAACCTTAACAAAGACACAGATTAAGAAAGTGCATGATAAGGCAGACGATTTGCCTAAGAATGATTTCATTAAACGCTATGGTAAAGATGGCGACTCTGTTCGATTTGCTACTGCAACAAAGATGGTCAAGAAAGAATTGGGCATTGAAGAATCTTCAATTATGGGATTAAACAAATCATCTGCTGAATATAAGGCAGGTAAAGAAGCCGCTAAAAAAGGAATAAAGTATGATGATAATCCTCATGCACCAGGAGTTAAAAGATTGAACTGGTCAACAGGACATAATGACTTTAGGGCAGCTGCAATGAGAAAGTCTGGCAAACCAAACTATGGTGCTAGAGGTCAGTTTGAAGATACTGAACTTACTGAAGCCATATCTGATGCTCAGGTGGCTCAGATTGCAAGAATGACCGATAGAAATGACCACTTCGGCGTAAGAATTGAAATCGCAAGATTGATGAAAGATAAACAACTAATGAGTTTTTATGATTCCTTAGAAAAGATGCATATGACAAGCCAAATACAAAATGCTATTGGTAATGATGCTGTTAATCTAAGGGGCAAACTAGAAAAGGTTTTAAAAGTTAGAATGAAACAAAGATTTGGTGACAAAGATTCCAAAAGAATAATGGATGCACTATGATGAATAAAAACAAACAAAGGGAGAAGAAATGACATA